CAGTGACTCATCATCTACAGCCTCTATCGCATCAAGTAGTGCGGTTTCTGTGGCGTAGGTCTCGTCTGCAATGTATGTGTGTAATTTCTCTAATATATCTGTTTGTAACTCACTCTTAGCCTTATTCAAGACTAGCGTATCACGGGAGGATATCCCCAACGTTGAAGACTCATCAGTGACGTTCAAGTCTCTGAAGGTCTCGCCCTCAAAGGCATCAATGTCATCTCTTGTAAGTGTTAAATCACTAAATGCCATTTCCTCTGTTCTTGAGTGCGTTTCCTATTTTGATAACCATGTAAACCAGTGTAGCCACACCCACAAGAATGGATACGCCCACATTGATTTGGGACAAACTGATACTTAACAACGTTCCTGTTGTTCCGATAAATGCATTGTGGTCAAACACGTGGCTCATATGTTTAGTAGTTAAAAAAAGAGGGGGTCAAGCCCCCTCTCTTCGTTTTATGCTTTAGAAGCAGTGCCACGTACGTAACGTACACCTCTGTCTTCGTAGTAAAGCTTAGTACCGTATAGTACTTCGATAAGTACATCAGCACCAGCCTTAGTCTCTTCGACAGTTAGTGTGTAGTTAACACGGTTCATTGGCTCAAAGCCAGCCGCACGACGTACACCACCGTTGCCATTGTCAACAGACTGCATAACAGCTGTAACAAGTGCAATCGCCTCTGGGTCGTAGAAGAACTGCTCAGAACCAGATGTTGCAAGAGGCACTGGGTTGATTGTTGCATCGTCAGCAACATCAGCACGTAGTGGCTCTTTTAGTGTAAGTACGGTTGCTGTCTGAGACTCAACTACGTAGTAGTCGTCGCTAGAGTTAGCAGAACCGAAGAAGATGATGTCGCCTTCAGCAAGAGATACAGTAGCTCCTCCTGCAGAACCATCATCGATTGTTAGAGTTGTGTCACCTTCAGATGCGTCATCAGCAACAACAGCATCAGTTACTGTAGAAGCTGTGTGAGCAAGTCCTAAGTTATCTACATAGAACTCGAATCCGAAAGCATCGCCCATCATACCAGAGAGTTGAATCTCACGGTCGCCACGCTGGTCAGCTTGATGGAAGATGTTTAATCCAGTCAAGTCAGCTTCAGCATCTGGGTCGATAACTGCGCAGTATCCCTCTTGTGCAAACTTACGAGACTTAAGGATGCGACGTGCTTCACGAAGGTCAGCGTCATCAAGAATTGTAGCGTTTGTGTTAAGGTCAGCAAATGCAGCTTCGAACTTCTTAGCCTCAGCTTTTACGTCAGCGTTGATGCTGTCGATAAGAGCGTGTAGACGTGGAACGAAGTGTTGCTCAACAAGGTCAGGAAGCGCAAAACGCTGGTCTGCTTTGTCGATTTGGAACTGCATGTACTTGTGCTTGTTGATAGTAAGCGACTCTTCGTCAGCATCTGGAGTGCTGAACGTGCTGTAGCTACCAGAGTAGTCGTTTACGTCAGAAGCCGCAGGCTTAACTGCACGAGTGATGTTTACTTGCTTGTTGCGAGCAGACACAAGACCTTCGATGTCAGCACCAGCAACGTTTGTTACTGCTTTAGAAACCATTGGACGAGCAGGGTACTGGTTAGCCAAGTACACCTCTACCCACGCCTCTGGTTCGTAGATTGAAAAGTTAGAATTAATAGCCATGATAGTCTATTTAAAGGTTTATTATTATTGACTTTTAAGGTCTATCGACCAGTAGAGGCAATTAAGGTGTTACCAAACCAGAGGAAATTAGTCAGCCCAGCCACCAAGCTCTTTTGACAGAGCGAATAACTCTGCGGCTTTTGTCTGAGCGTCTGCGGACTTGCTCTGTAGAAGGCTTCTGAACTCCGCACGAGACGGTTTGTTACCAGAAGGTGTATCTGCAGTGCTTCCGCCAGTACCCATCGCACGAGTCGATACGTACTTATTCTCTTTAGCAAACGTCTTGAGTACATCTCCGACACTTTGGCGATTACCCTGCCCATCAAGAACTGGGATGCCATTTCGAGTCGCAAAGAACGAATCTCCTTCCTGTTCTATCTCATACTCCATATAGAAAAGGTTTTTGAGATGTTCTGGCTTCAACGTTAAATTGCCTTCTGCAGTGAGACTGTTTAGCGATGAGTCCATCTGAGACTCAAGCTGCATCTCTTGCACGTAGGCTTGGTATTCGTTTTCAGCGTCCTCGGCTCTCTTCTGCGTCTGCTCAAGCATTTGACGAAGTTGTTCTACCTCTGACTTCGACTCTTCCTTGGGCTTTAGCGTTTCAGAAAGACGATTGATTCCGTCCTCAAGCGTTTCTGCGTCTTCAATACCTAAAGAGCGTAATTGTGCAACAAAGTCTTTTTCCGCCTTACTCTTTCCTTCGTTATACGCTTTGGAAAATAGCTTAGATGTGTCAAGTTGTTGCTCTTCTTGTACAGGTTGTTGCTCTGTCTGTACGGCTTCCTGAGTTTGGGGAGCTTCAGGAGACTCCTGTGGAGCAGTTTGGGTCTGCTCTTCGACCTGGTTTTCGGTACTCATGTTACCTATGATTTAGTGATTGTTCAATACTTATCTACGTCTGCGAGAAGTAGTTCTTCTGCGAGTAGATGTACCACGATTTGGCATGCCCTGTGAAGGCTTGCGCTTGCTTCCGTAGTTCTTTTTACCACCTTTATTCTTGTACATCGTTTTGTATATTATCTAATGATTGGTTTAGCGACTCTCTAGCGTCACTAGAAAGGAGCTCTGGTTGCGCCATAAGCGCTAATCTTGTTCTGTCAACTACGTCTTTGAGTTGTGCAATCTCAGATGCCTCTCTTGGCATACCTACTTCATCAATCTCACGCATAATCTGCTCTTTCACATCTGTTGGAGCACTGCGCTTGCGTAGGTATTCGTTCATCTGATACTTGTACATTCCATGATTCAAGAATCCATACTGAGCACCCTCGCTAAGGTCTTGCCATATCTCATCAGCACTGGATAGGTCATAATGCTTGGAGTAGTTGACGAAATACTCGTCTGGGTCCTCGCCTCGTACCTCAGCCTGTAACTTAATCTGGTCATTTTCTATGTCTTCCATGTCCATTGCTGTCTGGGCTAGTAGACCCTGCTCTTCGACATTATCAAAGCGCTTGGCATCACCAGATACATTGGACTTGACGACTGACTTGTCTCTGACGTTAGCCAACGAGAAAATTAAGCCCATAAGGTCTCTAAAGATTACCTCACGAAGATGTTGTAAACCCTCCATGCTCGCTTGATGGAACAGGGTGTTGGGTATTTCCATATCGTCAGGATAGACAATACACATCCCCACAGATTCCTTGATGTCATTGGCGTTGTACTTGTCATCAGCCTCAATACCACTAAGCGCTTTGGCGATGGATTCACTATATACAGGAATAGGATGGGCAAATAGCTCAGAGCCCTTCTGTAGGTCATAGAATAACTCACTAGCCGCCAGATAGAGACCTTTAAGACTGTAACGCCTAGGCTTGCCTACGACAAAGCTCGTATTAGCGTCTGTAGCACCACGAAGTAGCGTTGCAGGGATTCTGCCAAATGGATTATCAATCTCTTTGACCAATTCCTTTGCCCCAGCACCCATTGTGCCATGTTGCTCGTATACTTGAATCTTCTCAGGTGTGAATACACGCCATACGGTCTTCTGCGACTTATCAATGTTCCAATACCTCTGCTTGGTGATTAAGAGTGTGAGTTGTCCTTGTCTCATATCAAAGTTGTACAACTCATGCGGTCTAACCACATAAGAATAAGGTATGGGCAATCCAAACGAGTCAGTGATGACCTCGTTGTTGTCATCCATCATGATGTCGGTGATAATCGCACCAAATCCTAGGACTTCCTTTACGAAAAGGACCTTATCACGGTAAAACTCGGTAATGCCAGCGCCTGCGTCATCGTAGTGCATCTCTCGTTGAAGCCATGATGATATGTGCTCGTCTCCGTACGTTCTGTTGACGTTATTTTCGTCATAGATGCGTTGCTGCGAGGAAAGGAACTTTTGCTCAAGAGGGAATAGTCGCATCCTTTCGAGCTTCTCTTGGTATTCGTCATTGGACTCAATGCTAGATTGTTTGATGATGTAACTCTTGTCAGAGAAAATGTTTCTATCTGGGACCAAGAACTCATCATATTCACTTTGATACCATGAGTTGAATACCTTAGACCTATTTACGACAATATCGTAATACGCATGCGGTATCTCTTGGTCAAGCACTCGCTTGAGTTCATCTTGGTCTGTCGTAAAGCGTCCTCGTAAGTCTATCATAGTCTGTATGCTAGTATTTCCCCACTAGTGCAGGTAATGTTTGTAAAGTGCCCAAGAATCTCACCGCCTTCATGCACATTTGTTTCTGGAATAGAATCCCCACAAGAGCATGTTGCTGTGAACTTTGCATTGCCAGAATGGGCATATATTCTAAAAAATCCTGACTCATGGTCGTCTGGTCCGACACTATTGCCAGATGTTACGAGTTCAAAACCCTTTAGACCTGCAAGAATCTCTAGTAATCGTGATTGTAGGCTCATTTGCGTCTTCTGGCTTGATTTAATGCAATGGCGATAGCTTGTTCACGTGAATAGCCCTCACTCATTAGCTTTCTAATGTTATCTGATACAGTCTTGCGTGATTCACCCTTCTTAAGAGGCACGTCTGACCCTCCCAGCTGTTCGTTTGGAATATGAGGCGTATTGCTCACCTCTTCTGTTTGCTCTGCGCTTCTTGCGGTTCTCTTCTGCCTTCTCTCTTGCTGTCATGCTTCTGCGCACACTTTTAGGCAGATATCGACCACGTTTAGACTTGGGTTTGTCTGCGTCCTTTGGGTTTATGTACCCCCACTCCTGCTTAGACCACCTGTCAAGCGACTTTTGTGTGTCACGCTTTGCCATCAGTTCTTATAGCCCCCACCAGCCGCCTTATACTCTCTTGCAAGCATCTGTGCCTTACGAGCCGACCACTGACCTGCTCTTCCGCCCTTTGAACCACGCAGTATCTTGTTAAACAAACGCTTACGCATTGCTGGCTTCGTGTAATTGCCTGCTTCATTAACTCTAGACTCACGTTTTGCCATTTAACAGCTCCACTTGCGTCTAGACCAGTAGTTTGCGCTAAA